TGCGTTTTCACCCTATGTGACACAAAAAACTCGCAAGGGAATCTTCTAACCCTATAGTTTGTTGTGAAACGTACTCAATGCAGGGTGGCATTATGAACTTGCACCCTCGAACAGGAAAAATTCCTCGATCGTACAATGCTGCAGAGCAGCATTATAAAACCGATTGAAACCTGTACGAAGGATTCGGGTAATGCCACTCTGACGACACGAAGTGCCGCTGGCCGGGTGCCGACCACTGGTGGGATGATTTACTCTCGCTGGCATCATCAAGCCACATTTAATTAGAAGGAGTGTCTGTCTCCTTTTTATTATTTCCCTGGTAATGTCAATGTCGTTCCTGATCCATAGTCCGAACTGACATACTGCAAGAGCGGTTGCCCTAGCCAAAAGAACAGTGAATAGTCATCACCTGCAGCGACATAGCGCATCACTCCACCAGGCTGTACCTGATCTGTATTGAACAATGTGCCAACATGCATGTCCACATGGCCCTGACGGGTATTGCTTGCCGTACCGGAAGGTTCATCTCTGGCGGGAGCAAATCGCTTGAAGGAGTAGAATGGGAATTCTATTTCAGCTCCCCCGTCAGTACTACCTTTGATGATGTGCATACCTCCGATACCGGATCGGTGCAAACGGAGATTAATGTCGTTCATCTTATTCTCATCTCCTAGTGTAGAATATTGGAAGTCTTGGACGGTAACAGCTGCAGTAGTACGGGGTCTATCTCTCCGCACCATCAGAACATTATCATCTGCAACTGGAATGTACTTGGAGCGTAAACCACCTCTCCAACCTGCATAGCATGGAGTAAACCAATGCAGGAGAGTGAGAGCACCATAATTCAAGGTAGTCACTGGTGATGTAGCTCCATGTCTTTTGAATCTTACCATTGGTCCTGGATAGTAAGGGAAGTTGTATTCCCTCCACCAGACGCAATCTGCCCCAGCTTCTCCAAGTTGCGCGCCAATTGTGGAATGATAGCAATACCTTTTCAGCAGAGCGCGAATTGAGTGGAATGATTCTCCAAAGTACACGTGAG